CATATATAAAACATTACAGGAGGTACCAAAATGGCAGATCGTAACAAATTCGAGGAAATGCTCGAAAAATTAGTTAACGAAGATCGCAAAGGTGCAGAAGAACTGTTCCACGAGATCGTAGTTGAAAAATCAAGAACAATTTATGAAAATCTACTTGAAGATGACATGGAAGACTTAGATGTTAAAGAGTCTGACAAGGACGAAGAAGTAGATGAAGCATCAAAAAATGATGACGAAGAAACTAACGAAGCAACTGATGAAGACGAAAAAACTGACGAGTCAAAAGACGAGGAAGTAGACGAAGCATCTGATGAAGAAGTTGACGAAACAAAAGATGAAGAAGTTGCTGAAGAAATTCCAACAGAATTAACACCAGAAGGTGATGACGACATGGGCGGTGACCCTGCAGACGACATGATGGCTGACATCGAAGACGGTGAAGGCGATGATGAAGACAAGGGTGACGAAGAAATTGAAGACCGTGTTGTAGACCTTGAAGACGCATTAGACGACCTTAAAGCAGAATTTGAAAAAATGATGGGCGATAAGGAAGAAGGCGACGACGATGGTGAAGAAGACTCAGAAGCACCAATGGACGACATGGGTGACGAAGAGAAGGAAGACGAGGCATTTGAGCCTGCTTCCGAACTTGCTGTAGACGAAGTACCTGCTTTTGAAGGTAAAAAGTCGGACACAGAGCAAATGCGTGAGTACGTAGAAAAAGTTGCTGAGCCAAAAGGCGAAGATAACAAAGCGAAATCACCAGTTGCTGGCAAAAATGACATGGGTGGAACAACTGCTAACATCGCAAAAGGCGGCGAAGGCGACACTAAAGGTTCAGCGATGTCTGCAAAAGAAGATAATGCAGGTAACGTAAACGTACCAGGTGGTAAAGCATCTAAGTCAATGTCTAACAACGGCAAAGGCCACGGCGCTGAGAAAAAAGGCAGTGGCGAAAGCGGAGCCGATGGTAAAAGCATCATTGGTTCATAATAGTTGAGGATTTATAAGTGATTAACTTACGTGAGAACTTGACATTCGACCAGGCGAAGATCGTTCTGGAATCTACTGAAGACGGCAAAGACCTTCATTTAAAAGGTATTTGTATCCAAGGCGGAGTACGTAACGCTAACCAGCGTGTGTATCCTGTTAATGAAATCAGTAGGGCTGTCAATACTCTCAACGATCAAATCAGCGGTGGATATTCAGTTCTTGGAGAAGTGGATCACCCAGAAGGACTCAACATTAACCTTGACCGTGTGTCCCACATGATTAAAGAAATGTGGATGGATGGACCTAACGGTTATGGAAAGTTAAAAATATTACCAACACCGATGGGACAACTGGTTAAAACAATGCTGGAAAGCGGAGTTAAACTGGGCGTCTCATCACGTGGTAGTGGAAACGTAAACGAGGACAACAATGTGAGTGATTTCGAAATTATCACAGTTGATATTGTTGCTCAACCATCTGCTCCTGGTGCATATCCAACACCAATTTACGAGCATTTGATGAATACCCGAGGCGGTATGCAGGCATTTAATATGGCTCGCGAAGTTCAAGGCGATGCAAAGGCACAGAAATATTTAAAAGAATCACTTGTTAATATTATACAAGGGTTGAAATAAGGAGAACAAGATGTTGGAAGCACTGAAATCACTCTTTGAGAACAATGCTATTTCGGAAGAGATTAAAGCCGACATCGAAGAAGCGTGGAACAATAAAGTTCAAGAGAACAAAATGCAAGCCACAGCAGAACTTCGCGAAGAATTTGCACAGAAGTATGAACACGACAAGGCTGTAATGGTCGAAGCCGTGGAAAAAATGCTTGATGACAAACTAAGTGAAGAGATTGCAGAGTTTGCAGACGATCGTTCCAAACTTGCGGAAGCAAGAGCAAAGTACCATGTAGCAATGCGTGAAAACGCTGATCTACTTAAAAACTTTGTTGTTGCACAACTCGGCAAGGAAGTTTCTGAACTACATGAAGACCAAAAAGTAATGTCAGAGAAATTTGGCAAACTTGAGGAATTTGTTGTAGAGGCTTTAGCAAAAGAAATTGCAGAGTTTCATGAAGATAAAAAAGATCTTGCAGAAACAAAAGTTCGACTAATTCGCGAAGCGAAAAAGCATTTCGATACTGTAAAAGAGTCTTTCATTAAGAAAGGCGCTAAAGTTGTTGAATCTACTGTTGCTAAAACACTTTCTAAAGAGATTACTGCTCTTAAGGAAGACATTGACGCGGCACGTAAAAATGACTTTGGACGTAAACTATTTGAAACGTTTGCAGATGAGTATCAGCATTCATACTTAAATGAAAAATCTGAAACTGCAAAATTAATGAAAGTAGTTGAGTTAAAAGACAAGCAACTTGCAGAAGCGAAAACAATCGCTGATGAAAAAGCAAAATTAGTTGAATCAAAAGACGCAGAGATTAAATCTGCGGCAGATACTGCTAAGAGAAAAGAAATCATTTCTGAATTAACTGCTCCATTGAGCAAGGATCAGAAAGAGATCATGATGGACTTACTGGAGTCTGTACAAACTGACAATATTCAAAAACAGTTTGACAAGTATCTACCTTCCGTAATTGACGGTAATACTCCAGAAAAGAAGAAGGCAACGCTCACTGAGGCAACTGAAGTAACAGGCAATAAAGAAGAATCTAACGTTAGAAATGGCGCAAGTAATTCTGCAACAGACAATGTCGTAGATATTAGAAGACTTGCAGGATTAAAATAAGGAGAAAATAATGTCAGAACTATTAGAAAGTAGATGGCAGGAAACTAAGAGCGCATTACTTGAAGGCCTATCAGGCACGAAGAAATCTGTGATGTCTGCAACTTTGGAAAATACTAAAAAGTATTTGGCAGAGACAGCAACAGCAGGTGCTACTTCAGCAGGTAACGTTGCTACATTAAACAGAGTTATCCTACCGGTAATCAGAAGGGTCATGCCTACAGTTATCGCTAACGAAATCGTTGGTGTTCAACCTATGACAGGACCAGTGGGTCAAATCCACACATTAAGAGTACGTTATGCGGATGCTTTCGATGACGTAACAGCAGGCGAAGAGGCACTTTCACCATTCAAAATTGGTGTTGGTTACTCAGGTGGCGGATCTACGGATAAAGCAGATGCTACTGCAACCTTAGAAGGTACAGCAGGAAAGCGTATGTCAATCCAGATCTTAAAGCAAACAGTCGAAGCGAAGACACGTAAGTTAAGTGCTCGTTGGACGTTTGAATCTGCACAAGACGCTCAAGCACAACAAGGTATCGATGTTGAGGCAGAAATTATGGCGGCTTTAGCACAAGAAATTACTGCTGAAATCGACCAAGAAGTTCTTGCTTCTTTAAGAAACCTTGCTGGTACTGCTGAATCAGACGTACAGTATGATCAAAATGCTGTATCAGGTACTGCAACATTCGTCGGTGACGAACACGCGGCACTTGCTGTTATGATTAACAGAGCGGCTAACAAAATTGCACAGCGTACAAGACGTGGTGCTGGTAACTTTGCAGTGGTATCACCGCATACGTTAACAGTTCTTCAGTCTGCAACAACTTCAGCGTTCGCAAGAACAACTGAAGGTACGTTCGAAGCACCAACTAATACTAAATTAGTAGGTACTTTAAATGGTGCAATGAAAGTATATGTTGATGCATATGCGTCAGACACAACAGACGTACTTGTTGGTTACAAAGGAACATCAGAATCAGATGCGGCGGCATTCTATTGCCCATACATCCCGCTAATGTCTTCAGGTGTTGTACTTGATCCAACTTCATTCGAACCAGTTGTGAGTTTCATGACAAGATATGGTTATGTAGAGTTAAACAACACTGCATCATCTCTTGGTAATGCGGCTGACTACTTGGCAAGAGTGTCT